TCCTCGGTCTTCTCCTCGGTCTTCTCCTCGGTCTTCTCCTCGGTCTTCTCCTCGGTCTTCTCCTCGGCGGATGCCGAGTCGAGAATGGCATGGATTGCCTCCATGGCTTTGGAGTACTCATCGAGCTTGGCGTTCAGCTCGATCTGTTTCTTGTTCAGCTCTTCGAGTTCGGCTTTGACAGAATCGATCTGCTTGCTCAGAACCTGAGCCTGACGCTTCTTGATTTCCACGTCCTTGTCCGGCATCTCCTTGCCATAACGAGACATGAATTTCTCCAGTCGGTCGTTCAGGTCTTCGGGAACTCGGGTGAAGTACGAGAGCGCATCCTTGTTGAATGCGATGTGGTACAGGCAGAGATCCTCCGTGATGTTCCTCGGGGTGAGGATCTTGCTGAACTCTTTGTTGATCGGGTCGTGGAGCAGAGTACCTGCTCGGAGTTCATAATCGGGGTGTGCTACGTTTTTCATTTGTTGTTCTGTTATTCGTCTTAATGCTAAGTCGGCTTCGATCAGGCAGAAGCCGCATCGGGAAACTGACTTATTCAAAAAGTACCGAGAAAGTTCATCTACTTCTCGATGGAGAGCGGGATTCTTTTCCAATTCCAATGTATGGGCCCGATAGGCTTCGCCTCTCAGGGACCCATACTTGGATTGGTAAGCTCTCAGTCTTTCGAGCATGTCAGCCATAGCCGTTACTATTTAGGTGCTCCGGCGTATGTGGCGAGAATGACTACGTATTCCCCGTTGACATAGTCCTTACGGATGTCTGTGTCAGCGATACTTGCTCCCCAAGTTGTTGCAGTTCCAACATTGCCCTTCGTGTATTGAAGAACGGGAGGATTTGCAGCTGCTTGGCCAGTGTCGTTCAGGAACACGGAATTTGCCGGAAGACCGCACCCGGGGAATGCCTCTGCTGGCTTGGTGGAAGTTGGCGCAGGAGGCATGGTAACCGTTCCGGAGATGCTGGTACACGAGGACCTCTGCAGAGTGAGTGGCACGTCGTTACCAATTTTAGCCTGACCTTCCGCGGGATAGAAACGCAGGATAGCCGGTACAGTACACTCCGTTCCGCCAGCCAGGAGACCGTCAACCATGAGGTCAGTGGTGGCTTCGTCCGTGTTGAAGAGGCTCATCGGAAGCGAACCTTCCTGAGCGATGGTGCCGTTGGCCAGAGTTACCTGGTAAGCGACGCCGTCGGTCATTTCGGTAGTGACAGTGATTTCGGTGAGCTCCAGACCCGAGTCCCAGCCATACACCTCGTACTTGGTGTCCCCGTTGTCTCCGGTGTCGTTGTTCTCGACGATAGCGATGACGCGGGCATTGGTCAGGCCGTTTACGAACTTCTTGGCTGCTTCCGACTTCTTGAAGATTCGGACGACCACGTTGTGCTGGTGGGTCTTGAGATACGTGCCAGCATTGATGGTGTCCGAGCCAACTGTTGCGTTGGGCAGCGAGTCGACTTCGTAACCAGTGGCACCGGCCTTGAGGATGAGCGAAGAGATAACGTTGTCAGTTACAACAGACTTCGATTTGTCGACGTCCGAGTAGCTGAGGAGAATAACCCTGGCGGTGGTGCCGGCGATTGCCGGCTTACCACACACCTGGTTGGTGAATCCTGTTTTGATTTTAGAACAATCAAGTCCTGCCATTTTCTTAGATTTTTGAGGATTAGATACCTACCGAGAACAGATCCGGGTTAGTGAGCTTGGCATCCGCCCGACCCATGAGTTCTACGTAGACTACGCGGTCTTTGTACTCGTACCAGATCCGCATCTTCTCGAAGCTGTCGATTGCGTCAACACCTATGCCGAGCACGCTCTTCGAGGTGAAGAGGATTCGATGGGGATTGTTGAGCTTCGTGCCAGTGTCTTCCGACGTAGCGATGATCTTGTCCCAGATGGGCATTGCGATGACAGGGATGCCATTGAAGCTGAGAGCCTCCATGCCATTCAGCAGAGCCAAGCGAGCCGACTCGAGGCAGCAAGCGTCCATAAGAGACTGCTGATAGGCATCGTAGACAGACTGGGTAACGAGGATGAATTTGTCAGACTGCTGACGGAGCAGAAGCGGGGCACTGAACACGACCGACTGGATGTACTCCTTGGCCTTGTCCGGAGTAAGCTTCTGAGCTGCGTAAGATGCCCCGGTATTTTCCGTAATTGTTGCTCCGCGTTGGGACGGATTGGCTGTAACCTGCGTGGTAATCTGTTTCCAGAAACCGTTGATGATGGTGAAGAATTTCAGGTCGAGCCCATCCGTAATGATACCGCTGTTGGTAACGTTCTTGGCGTCTTTGTCGTTGAACCAGAACAGGCGGTACCAGAAGTCCATAATGGAACGCTCCAGAACCTCAATGACGATGTTCATGTAGTCCGTATCCGTGAAGTCCGGAATGTCGACGCCGGTGCGGAGAGAGTAGATAGTTGCCGACTGCTGAAGGTCAGTGTAACACTGGGACAGGAGTATCTCCCAGGTGCCGGGCTCCCATTTCAGCTTGCGGGTGTTGATGTTCCACGGCTGAGGAGTCGGGTTACACCCGGTGTTGACCACGCCGACCATGCCACCCTCACCGATGTAACCCACCTCGGTGTTAGTGACGATGTCGGGGAAAACTGTGTGAATGGAGTTGATGTCAGGACCCTGAATGGTGTCCTCCATAATCATCTCCGAGATTGCCTGAATGACCCGTCCACAAAAAGTGAACTTGTCCATGTCGAGGAATCCGCCGTTTTTAACTGCCATAGTTCTTAAAGTTTTTGAGTTTGACTACTTGAGGATCTTTTTGGCAGCGTTGACCTTCTGGAGCTTTTCGCGAGCTTCGTTTTTCAGGTCAGCTGCCGAGGGTTCGGGCTTCTTGCCTCCGGGCAGAACTGTCTTGCGATTCTTCGGGCGGTAGTTGCTACCACGGAGGTTGCGGAGTTCATTCTCCTGCTCCTCGATGAGGTTCGTTGCCTCGTCGAGCATCGCCTCCAGTGCTGCAACGCGGTCCTCGAGAGACTCGGTGTCCTCCATCTCGATGCTGGTGACGATGTTGTCCTCGACAGTAACCACCCGACCGTCTTCCAGAACGACAGTTCCCGACGTCTCGCCATTGGCGAGAGTTGCCTCTACACCTTCGGCCAGATTGTCCTCTTCACCTACGGTCTGGAGAACGACCTGACCCTCAGCATCCAGATAGTCAAAATTGGCGGGAGCGCCTTTCTTGCCATTCCGGAATGCCTTGACCTTGCTCATGAACTTCTCATAAGCGCTTTTTTCGTTTTTTGCCATAGCATTAAAAATTTGGTTTGTGTTGTATGAATTGATTTTGGAAATGAATCCCAAGTCAAGAAGTGATTTGGCATCATGGATGCGTTCCTCATGCATGACATTGCGGAGCCGTTCCCGGTCCTGACCTGTTCTCTCGACATACACGTCAAGAATAGCCTCCTCCTCCAGAGCAAGCTCCTCGGCAATACTACGAGCATCGTCGGAAGTGAGCCAATCCCCGACAGGCATGTATACCCGGTGGATGAGTGCCCGGCAATTCCTGTTTGCCGACCGGTTCTCTGCCGGAGCTGCCAACAGGATGCACACTGCCATCGAGTGGCATCCCCCGACAATATTTGTGTATATAGTCCTCCCGCTCATGCGAAGAAGGTCATAAATCTTGAAACCCTCCTCAACAGAGCCCCCGTCACAGTCAATGTTGATGCACACCTCCTGTTCGTCGGGGTGTTCATCAAGTACCCGGCGGAAGGTCTCCACGGAGCAGATCTCTGAGGTCCCGCCCCAAAGCTCCATCATGACCCGATTCTCTTCGGAGTCAATTGCGCCTTTTAAGTTGATGAATATCATGTGCCAAATTATTTCGATACAAATATAATTATTCCTGATAGATATTGAAATACTATTTGTGCTGGATTAATTAAAAATTAGCCCGGTCCTGAATCTGCACGTAGTTAGCATCTTCCCTCCGGATGTCTTCGATTGTAGCAATCACCGACACTTGGCCAAATGCTTCCTGGATTGTTCTCGACAGATCAAACTGGGTCATGGGTTCCGGGGTCTTAGCAAATGACCGAAGAGCATATCCCCCGTCCGTCCCAACTTTCACGAAGGGGACCCCGCCACCAAGTTCGTTTATGGCAGACAGGAGAGGAAGGAACATACGGCTCGACTTCTTGTTAATGATGGTCTCGCCTCCTTCGGCCTCAATGTGCACTCCTCCAGCGGCATGACTGGGTCCCTCAATGTATTTACCTCTTGCGGCTTTCGGCAGAGGAGCTGCCCAAAGAGCTGCCATCTGGACTGCTCCCAAAGCTGCAGCTGCTGCAATGAACGGGATAGCCATCGGGAAGCCCAATTTAGCAGATGCCATGATTGAGATAGCAGTATTGATACCGATTTCGAAGGAGCCCATTGCCCGCTGTCGGATAGCTTTCTCCCGTTCTATCTTGGCGAGTTCTTTCTCCTTCTGCTTCTCCATCTTGATTTTCTTCTCGTTGTACTGGGCTTCTGTGATTTGGCCATTAGCGTACATGTTTGCCAATGCCTGCTCCTCCCGGCTGTATTGTTCTTCTACCTCCTGAACCCGACGCTCCCCCAAAGCACTGGCCAAGTCGTTGAAAGCATTGGCGAAGCCGGAGGCCATTTCTGCATACTCCCGGAGTTTCTCGATCCGCTCCTCCCATAAAGACTCCTCATTCTCCGCCATCGCGAGTTGAATCTGAGCAATGGCGTCCTCGTTTCCTTGAGCTGCTGCCAATTCAGCCTCCAGATACCTTTTCCGGATCTCGTACTTGGACTTGTGGTTCAACTCGGCTTGAGCGAGCTCCTTGTCGAGGTCCATTTGCTGGAGACGAAGATTGTTGGCTCGGAGCTGGGCCTCCTGCTCATAGGTTTTCTCCCCGGCAGCTTTCCTGGCTTCGATTTGTTTCTGGAGCATCTCATTCTCGAGCTCCAGCTTCTTTCTCTCGTTGTCCGCTGCCTTTGAGAGATCTTCGGCATACTGTTCGTTGAGAACTTGGTTGAACCGGTCAAGTTGCTGTTTGGTAGCGTCCTCGCGGATCTTTTTGATTTCATCCTGGAGGTTCTGCTGAATCTGTTTCTCGAGTTCGGCTCTGTTGACCAGGAACTGCTCATAAGCGGCATACTCTTTCTGGTATTCCTCCTCGCTCATACCTCTCACGAACTGAGGAGGCTGAATGTTGGCCAGCTCTTTCATGGCGTCCTGGTACTTCTGAGTAACCTGGGCAATCTGCATGTCGACTGTACCTCCGGAGGCTACAGCCAATATGTTTGCTCTCACCCCGGCAAGGTAGTCATTGAGCTGTTTGGCTTGGTTCTCGTAGAACTGCTTGTCGGACCGAGCCATGGCATTCAGAGCCGTCTGATACTCCTTGTTAGTGATTTTGCCGTGAGCTTTTTGGAGAGCCAGACGTTCCCGGGCTCCATCCTGAGCTGCCTTGTAGAGCTTTTTCTCATACTCCATCCGGATGGCAATGCTCGTAGACTGGAATGTTGTTTGGAACCTGAGATCGTCTTCCCGGATCTTCTGCATGGCTTCCGAGTTCTTCAAAGCAACCTCCAGAGCCTTATCGGCAATGGCCTGCTGAGCCTCCCGGTTGGCTATTGCAGTCTCAAGAGCCAAGTTGGCAACTGCGGCTCCTTCATTCTCGATTGTCCGGAACAATTCTTGGTATCGACCTTTCAAGTCGTCCAGTTCCTTTTTGGCCTCCTTGTATTTGTCCAAGCTTCCTGACCACGTGTTGAGCTCCTCCTCCTTAGCTGCAATCACCTTCTTCAAGGAGTCGAACTCGTCCATTGCAGCCATCTGTCTTTGACGAGCTGCATTCATTTCAATCTCGCGGAGCTTGTTGGCTGTTTTAAGCTGAGCTTCGGCGATCTGTTCCGACGTGGCATGATTGGCTTTGAGATTTTCTATTTCTCTCTTGCCCCGGATCTCCTCGGCTTTGGACAGAGTATTTCGTTTAGTCTCGATCTGATCCAGTACGTATGTGGAGGCTTCGGCAGCTCGGTTGTATGCCTCCATTGCCCGTGTTGCTCTCTCCTGAGCTTCCGTATTACTGTTAAATGCGTTCGTAAGAGCAACCACTCCAGCTACCAATCCGCCCACTGCCGCTGCCACCAACACAACAGGATTGGCAGCTAAAGCCGCGTTCCAAAGCCATGTGGCAGCTGCTGCTGCTTTGGTGAGGATGTTGCCAGCTCCTTGTACGGCATTTTTAGCAGCTATCGCTTTCGTCTCGGCGAGAGTCTGGTTGATGCCAACCAGCTGAACCAAGTTAGATGCAGCTCGATAAGTGGCTTCGGTCTTGGAGAGAGCTGCTTGGAGAGAAGACAAGGAGGAGAGAGCCGTGATGATGGTTATCATCTTCGTCATGGTAGCATTGAGCTCCTCGTTCTCGCTCCCCAGTACCTGAGTGGCTGTGGTCCATAAACCGTAGACGGAAGTGATTGCCGAAGTTGCATCCGTGACAGCGACCAGTGTGTCGATTCCTCGTCCAGTCTGGTCGATGGCTGTATTGACCGTGTCCTCTGCCGCCTTGAGCTCCCCAGCTCGCTTGACCATCTCCTTGAAGGATGCTGAACTCGTATCCCCGGCTTGAGCCATCCGGATCAGAGTGTCTGTCAAGTCGTTGAGCTCCTGTTTCAGGTTATCCGTTGCCTTCTCGTAGTTACCAACGGATCGGCGGTAGTCCCCGAGTGCCTCCTCCTGAGCTTTGAGCTCCTCAGTGGTCTCTGCAATACGCTTTCCGAGCTCGGCTTTACGAGCTGCGTCCTGCATCGAATTGCCCAACTCTGCAAACTCGGCATTGTCCAAAGCCAACTGAGTTCTGAGCTTGTTCAGACTGGCCTCCTGTTGGTTCTGGAGCTTAATGTTATTCTGGATTTGCTTCTGGTACTTATTCGCCTCGCTGTTGATTGCCTTGATCTGGTTGTCAAGTGCGTAGTATTCTTGGGCATTCTCCTCGGTCACTTTGCCCAGAGCCTTCTGTTGATCCCTCAGCTCCTGGGACCGGAGTTTCAATTCGGCTAACGTCTTGAGGGCATCCTCAGCTGTTACCCGGACATTGTAGATTGTACTTTTCTGTTCTTCGGCCATATCACATTCGTATTAGGTCCACTTTGGTTATCTTCCCAGCCTGGAAGTTGTTTATCTTTGAGACGTAGAACCAGAACCCATGCTCTTCCAGCCATATCGGGTTGAACAGGTCCAGGCTTTGGATGTCGAGCGAGTCCAAAAGAATTTGGGTCTGTAGGATCTTCGGTCTTTTGAGTATATTGTTGATGAGCTTGTCGTAGTACTTCGGAACGTAGTAATTCAAATTTTTGAAATATGCCGTGTATAGTCGTACTCGGGTAAGAGTGTAGCCTACACTTACCTGGGGCCACATATAGTCAGACTTATTGATGTGGACGACCATCGGCTTACTGAGAGCATTGTACTCCCAAGTCGTCTCGGTCATTTCTCCGTTCTCCATCCGACCTCTATTGATGGTCCAAATTGGGTAGTTAGCAAGTGTGTGGGTCTTGCTCGTACTGTCCTCGTCATAGAGAGTTTGGTTGAGTCCTGCCAAGAACCCAATTTGGAACAGGAGTTTGGTGGGCTGGAGGTTGACGTCCGGGATGCTGAACTTGTACGAGTCAGTAACGTTGTTATCTTTGTTGTCCTCCAGCTTTATCTCGTTGGACTGGGCATAGCTGGACAACTGGAAGGTAAGTTTTGTGTCCTTACCTTTTATCAGCTTGTCAGACCAATTCTTCCCGGACGAGCTTCGTCTGTTGTAGAACTCCTGAACCGAGTATGCTCTTGCTACTTTGGTGGCGGGATTCACGTCGATGGTCAGCCCGAACAGCTGGAAGAAAGCTTTGACTATGTCTCCCAAGCTCTTGAACCCAGTCGAGGCCAGGAGGTCATAGGTTAGCCCGGGCTGGGGCTTATCCCCCGGCGAAGTTTCCGGAACGGGAGGAGCAGTAATGCTGACCGGGAACCTCATGTCATACTGATTGACAGAGGGATTGACTGTGGCGAGAGATCCGGACACCAGGATGTGCTCTCCTGCCTCCATCGGGATGTCGACCGAAGCGCTGCCGGAAGATCCAGACGACCAGGATCTGGTCAACACTATAGCCCTGGTCCCGTCGTTCTTGTAATGGGTAACTTGGACTGCCACAGAACCATTCCGGATGGCAGAAATATTGGACCATGAGAAGCTGAACGTGATGGTCGTGTCCCACAAAGTCATCCAGCTGAATGTTCCTGCTACAGTTCCCATCGTTAAACGTCCGGCGACCGGGTCACTGAGAGTTACTCCAGGGTAGCCTTGCCATATCACCCCGACCGTAGTGCCAATCGGGGGATCCTGAATCCAGCCAGTTCCGGATGCTTTCGGAGCATTGGGGTTGTCTGCCAAAACGGGGTAGGTGCAAGGCAAAAACATTTCACCCCGGTCAACTGGATCCACGTCAGTCTCGAGACTGTAGCCTGCTCGGTCGAAGATCCACGTTACGAGGTCATACCAGTTGAGATGGGGATAGAACTTGTCCAACTCCCGGACTTGCCTGATTGCCTCCATGGAGATCGGGGGGACGTTCGGGTTCTTCTGGAGAGTTGCATATAGCCAAAAGTACAGGACTTTAGATTCCCCGGGGCCGGAGAGGTATCGCTCGGCCTGTCCCATTGTGTCCGTGTACCACTTGAGGAGGAACATGCCAGTTCCGGGATCCTTCGCGTCAGTGTTGTTGAGGGTGTCGAACAAGTCAGCGGTCGCTCCGAGAATCTGGATTCCTATTGACGTGTCAGACACGTCTACGATGTTCAATACTGCTCCAGCCGGGGATATGAGTGCTCCCTCATAGAATAGTTGGCAAGGAAACTTCATGTATGGCACATATGAACCTGAGCCAACTACAAAACTGAATTGGAATGCTTGCTCGTTATGGGTCGTCCTGGGCAGACTGATCCGCTGGGAGTACGAGGCATTCCTGTCTTTCAGCTCCGCCAGATTGTTGATCTGGTAATTCATTGCAGGAGCATCCAGCGGGAGGTCCAGTGACCAGACCTCGCCGTCAATGCCTTTCATGAGTAGTTCGTAGTTCATATTACCACTGAGTTTGTTCGTCAATAAGCTGGAACTCGTAGCTAACAGTGTTCCGGGGAGTCTTGGTGTCCCAAGTTAAGTCCGTGTCATTTACTAGGACTCGTTGCCATACTCCAATTTGATAGTTGTAAACCTGGACCAAAGGCGAGAGAGCAATTCCTTTGAGCAAGTTGAAGTCGTTCTCATCAAGCTGTTCTGCTCCGGCTTGAACTATGTTCTTAAACTCCGGAGCTAACTCGCCTCTTGTCTGTGAGGCATAGGGGTCTCTGGAATTCGCTAATACGTATTGGTCTCCCCGGTCAACCTCCTGCGTATACTTCTTGTGTTGCTCAAACATGTAAGTGTCCCATCCGCCTTTCTGGTTTATCCAGCGAATGTAGAATGGGTTGCAAGGTACCTCTGTATCTATAAACATGATGTTCCATGCTTCACCGGGATATACTCCCCTCGAAGGTCTGAGTTTTACGTAGTCGGCTCCATCGCTAATCTCATCATCAAATTCGTACACAAGTGGGATGTTGAGTCGGCTGGAAATATCAAATTGAGTTTTGTTCTGAGCTCCCGTAATTTTAACACGAACGTCAATCGGAGTGGCAGGAGTTAATCCCGAAGCTCCTTTCGGGAACAGGGTGACAAAATATGGGTACCCGTAGTATTTTTTTACGTACAGGTTCCTGTCGCTATCGGGAGTCCGGTCAGTCAATGCCAGTCCTATGTTAGACATGGAGAAATTAACGTTGTAGCCTCGGGGCCGAACTCCTCGGGAGGCATATCGGACGTTGAAGTTCTGTTCGCCGATGCCTCTGTATGCGTATGCTGATATGAGACTGTAGTCAATGGCAAAACCTATGACTGTGTTCTGGTACGGGAATGTTCTGAATCTATCGTCCCGGAATCCGGCTTTAGCTAAAAAGCTGAGATCGTATTTTTTCGTCGTCCCAAATCCAGAATCCCTGTGGATGTCGATGCTTTCAGTTAATGAGTTCGCTGCCATCACTGAACTGGGACTATAGTAGATAAAGTTCTGGCCATATGCCAAACGCATTCGGTTGAGAGTAATCTTCACTCCAGCTGTTGATCCTTTAGCCCCAGCATAGACTAACAGTACAGTGGTGGGTCCGGTTATAGCAAGATCTGTCCTTACTTGAAATCTCCATGACATGGAGGATCCAATAGCCAAATTCGTTGTAGCCATTTCAGTCCCTTCAATAATAACTCCAGAAGCAGTCCCCTGGTACAGAGAGACACTCATAGCTGTTGCCTTATTTACTGTGCCAAAATCAACACGAAAAGCATACCATTCCCCAGCTACCACTTTGCGGAAAATCGGAAATGCTTTGTAGAAATAGTTTCCTGTGCCGGCACTGTTGTCAATTACCTCGATCTCCTCACTGTCTACAATGTTCAACGAGATCATGTTGGCCTCATCGAAGTTCTGGGTCTCAATCTCGAGCCCGGATGTTGAGTCGTCTGTCTCAACTGGTATTTGCGAATATGCTGAGAGCAGGGAGTCGTCAGCCGGTTGATTTTTGATTGCCATATCGCGTTATATTATATATCCGTGATCCATATTGTTGTCAGGAGTGAATGACTCCTCGATGAGGACCTTCATCATCTTGTCCAAATGCTGAGACAGGTACTCCTCGAAGTTGTCCGCAGGAGTGTCTACCAAGTCAACGTAAATGTGATTGCGGTAAAGCTCTGAGCCTTCCCGTTTTATCTTCCATGCAGTGGCATTTCCAAATCGGACCAGATCCTTTGGGTCCGAGAAGGTGATGCCTTTGAGCTTTGCCCACTCCATGATGATCTGCCCCAGATTGGCGGGGATCTTGCCAGGGCCTCGTCCTCGTATGAGAGTGTAGAAGTAGTTCGGGGCTTCGATTGTTCCCCAAACTGTTTCGCCTTCTCGTCCCGTCTGGACCGTTATCTGAGCATAGGTTCTGCCCGAAGCTTCCTGCCCGGCGTCCTGTGATGCCCGGATGATCTCGTCCCTCATCTGGGTGAGACCCTCAGCCAATATCTGTTCCAGTCCTACCGCCATTTGTTTCGAGGTTTGCGAGCATTGGCTTTCTGCTGAGCCTTACGCTCCAGTTCCTTGTTCAATCGCTCACGGAAGAGGTGACTCTGCAAGTTCGTGAAAAGGAGGTTGTACACCTTGCCGTATTTCCATTCCAGGATCTCGTCCGGGTCCTTCGAGTAGTCCTTGGCCAGTGCAGTGATGGTAGCCATCTCGCCAACCAACAGAGAAAACTGAGCAATACCGGCTGCCTTCTCCTCGGCACTGGGCTCATACTTGAGCTCAGCCTGTTCTCGTTCGATCCAGTACTTAATGCCCATGAGAACCTCATACCAGTACTCGACAATTTCTGAGGTGTTCCTGAGACTCCATTTGACGCCAAGACATTGCATGCCTTCTTTCATCTTGTCGATGTCGGTCAGCTCCTTGTCAGTGATGATCCGGCCAAGCTCTATGCGTTGGCCGAACGTCATCTGACCGCCTTGTATGTCGATTCGCTGTATCATTTTATGTAGCAGTGTTTGAGACTCCAATAGGGCTCAGGAATGTCCTCGACGTCTACTTTGCTAACGATGAGCCCAAAATCCGGACCCATGTCAGGATATGTCACACTCGACTTCTTCCACCCGTCCTCTTTGGTCCATGGATAGTCTACAACAATGTCTCCGGTTCCATCAACGGTAAGTTGTGCAACAAAATTGTCTGTTTGCGAGATGGAGAATGTCAATAGCGGGAGACCCACCTCGTGAAACAGGGATTGGTTCCATGCCGGGGGATAGACCGGCACGGGCAAGTCCTGTCGGTCGAAGAATATAGTGTGCCCCGATAAGTCAAATCCGGGCTTTACCACTTCAAGGAGGGGACGCCAGATTTTGTCCTTGTAGGCATCCAAGCACCAGTCCTGTTTGAAAGTGAACTCCAGCCCGACACTTACTTCGTTGGCGTCGAACCTGGCAGACGGGTACAACACCCGAACGGTGTTCATGATGTCGGGATATTGCTTGACCAGTTGTGAGTTCTTGAGCAAGTAGAGGAAAGGCCGGACCATCTGCTCCTCGATTTGGTTCTTCAACTCCAGACGGCCGATGGTGGGAGAATTCTTGCTGAACTTCGTATCGCCTTTGTAGGCATCGTTGGCCATCGGCTCGAACTTGCAGAAATAGACCTGCATGATGGTACGCTGAGTGGGATAGCCCCGATATGGCGTATCGTAGTAGCCAGTGGTTGGCTCCTCAACATAGACAAAGTCGGACGACACCCGATTGCCGTCCGAGTCTGTTACGAACCTCTCCATCGTGTCCACTTTGACGTTCAGCATCCGAGCCTGGTCACACTCAAAGACGGCCAGAGGATTGACCATCTTGACCATGTTGCGGATGAGGGTTATGATGTCCAGTATCATCGTTTTGCGGGGATTATGATTTTGGCGGACTTCATGCCAGTCGCCTTCGGCTTGATCTCAAATATCATTCGCATGATGAGCATGTCCAGGAAGTCCGGAGATCTGCCGAGGAGCTGCTTCATGGTGTCCTTGGAAATGAGCTCTCGCTTCTGCTCAGCGGAGTTCGTGTTCTTAGACTTGAGGACCGTCATCTCCTGCTTGATCTTCTCCTGAACTTCGGGGGAGCAGATGATGTGGATCTGGCGCTTGTTGATGAGCTCCGCCAGCTTGAATGCGCACTCCGACTTGATATTGTTGTACGTCTTGGAGTCAATAGCTGACTGTCCTCCGTGAAACTCCCGGATGCCTTTCAGGTAGCTCTCCAAGTAGAACCCAAGTCCATCAGCGTCAGAGACGATGCTGGACCGGGGGACTTTCAGACCGGTGGCCAATTTGGCGATCTTCTCCTCCATCTCCTTGCCTTCCGAGAAGCCTTTGGCGATGGGGATCCGACAGACCATGCCGTCCCAGGTTCCAACCACCCAACTGTCTCGTCCTTTCCCGGCAAGGTCAGTGCTAATGAACCGATTGCCCGTCGGGAGTACGAACTCATTGCTGAACATGTCGCACACTGCGTCATAGTCGACCAACCAATTCGGGTCATCGTCATACTCCCAGTTGCCAAAGACCAGTCGCTCGATCTGCGACTGGGTCAGGTTCTGGAGAAGTCCTTCGATGTATCTGTCCGGGAGGGTCTTGTTGTCCTGGGGCAGAGCTTTGACGAACCGACGCCAAGGAGGCAGCTTGTTCTCCTTCCATGGCTTGTAGTAGTCCGTGTAGAGGAAATTGTTGGACGGGTTGCAGGTGATGAGGAGTTTGGGAGCCAGCTTATAGACATCGTTCTTCCAACGACCGATGGAAGCCTGGAGGTTGGTCTTCGCCTCGCGGATAAACTCGCCACCCTCCTCAATCCATCCCCGAGTCATCTGCATGGAGCCGAACCTCTCGTACATGGGGTCACTGGGGTTGTACTTGGCGTCGATCAGGTAGATGCGGCTTTTGTTGTACAACTCGAAGAAATTGTATTGGCCATTGAAGTGGTAGTAATCCTCCGTGATACCCCAATGGGTGAATACCTCGTAGAGGGAGGGGATGGTGTATCGGACTAAGTCGGCGGCCGTCTTGCGCGCAATAAAATAAAATGTCTCCGGATAGGTGAGGGCATCGCCGGCTATCAAGGAACACCCGAGGTACGATTTGCCAGCACCTTTCGTGCCAGCATACAGAATGTCAGTGACCGAGTCATCAAGCCATAACCGAGCCACTTCCTTCTGCTTCTCGTTGCCTTTGGTATCAAATTGAAGCCGGCGTCCCATATTATTTTACCTCCATTCCTGTTATCTGCTCGAGAGTGATACCTCCCGTCACATTGACGTTGGTCTTTCGGCCTTGAAGCACCTGGATGAGGCTGGCAGCGTACTTGCCAACCAGTGCTCCCTCAATTTGCTGGGAATTGATGGCGTCCTCGATGGTGCCACCAATTGCAGCTGCTACCGGGTCTCCCGTGAGCTCCTCGTACTCAACAGGATTGATGCCAGCAAACAGCCTAAATGATTCGATGGTCATCGGGCGGGAAATGTAGACGCTACAGTCTTCGCCATTCTTATTCTTGTGAGCTTGGGAGAAATAGTTGTCCTCCATGAATTTGCAATACTCGATGAATGCAAAATAAAGCTCCTCCGCATCGGTGGGCTTTACAAAATCCCCGGCGTCTCGCCTTTTCCGTCCCTCCTCCATATAGGCGAGTGGACTCATTTTATATGTGCTTCGTGCCATGCCTCAAATATAATCAAACTCTATCCAAAATAAAAATCTATTTCTGCACAACAATCCCCGGAGCGTTTGGCCCCGGGGATCTTTAATTTATTCGCTTACGCGAATGAGGGTCACGCCGAACCACAGGAACTTGACCGAAATGCCATTCGGCCAAATCATGCCTTCGTGGACCGTGGCGATGGAAGGGGTCCAATTACAGTACTTGGTATTGACTTCCGAGTACAAAGCCCAGTTTTTCCCGAGCTGCTTAAAGTGTTTTGCTTTCATGCTTGTTGGGTTTTAATTCCGTATGCGCGAGTGCCGTCCAGTATTTGTGGGTCGAGAGAAGTCCCAATTTGGCACCAGTTCTACTGACTCTGTCAGTTCTACTGACTCTGTCAGTTCTACTGACTCTACTCGCCTACGACTTCTTTTTGAACTTTTGAATCCGTCTCTCCGCTCTCTCCATCTGTTTGATGGATCTGTTCAACTTCCGTTTGGGGTTGATCCACCATTGGCGAATCCCCCCGATAACAGCGAACAGACCGATGATGGCCAACAGGTAAATTGCAATCATTTTCTACGCCTCCTTTCTAATTTGGTTTGTAATTTGCGGACCTCAACCCAGTCCTCGTGCCGCATCCATTCCGGACGGGAAAACAGAGTCAGCTGACCCCGTGCTATTCGCATGGTGGTCTTTTTCAATTTGCGGGCGTAGTTCAGGACCTCCCGCTCCTCTTTTGAGTAGATCCCCAGCCATCGCCGGAACACTCCAAGTTTCCCAGTTGGGGGTAGCCCCAATTTCTCAGTTTTTTTCATAATAAACAATATTTGACCAGCAGTAAACAATAAAATTTCTTATTGTTTCTCACCTAAGTGATTGATATTCAATTGATTAGGTCCCCAATTCTCCTCCCGAGAAACAATGTAAACAATGTTTCTGTGCACTCTATTTTGTGATTTTTCATTTCCTAAATTGGTCATAATTTTCCTCATATTCCCTATTCAGGTTTTCCTCCTAAATTATTGTTTACATTGTTTACAAGGGCCTAAATCATTGATATTCAATCGATTATCGAGAAACAATGATTGTTTATTATTGTTTCTCATTGTTTACTGCTGTTTTAATTTAAGGGATTGATTATCAATGATTTGGGATTCTTTCCATTGGAACAATAAACAATAAACAATAGGGGTCCCCCGGATTTTGGGGGAGGGGCTGTCGAGATTTTTGCCAATAAACAATGGAACAATGGTTTTATCAACTTTTGGGGCCGGGAGTCCCCCTGATTTGTAAACAATGAAACAATGGTTTGACCAACTTTTGGGGCCGGGGCCATGGAAAAATTGTAAACAAAGAAACAATAAAACCATCAACTTTTGGGGCCGGGGGTCCTATTCCCCCGTGGACCCAAAGCCCCCCACTCCTCTCTCAGTCGATTGCGGGAAAAGCTCGGCCTCCGACTCGAGAACTTCTACCCCAACATAGACAATAGGCATCACCAAACCTTGGACCAGCTTCATGCCCGGCTTGAGTATGACTGGCTCCTTGCCGACGTTCATGACGTGCAGATGGATCTCACCTTGGTAGTCTTCGTCAACCACGCAAGCTCCAACCTGGAGTTGATACCTGGCGGCAATACCGCTCTTGTTGAACATGATGAGGGCACACCCCCGGGGGATTTGAGCTTTGATACCGGACGGGATGTTGATACTTTCGCCCGGCCAGATCTGTTTGGCTTCGAAGTCTTCCGGGATGTAGAAGTCCAGCCCGACGGACAGACCCGTTCCTCTGGTCGGGGTCTTTACGTTTCTTACTTTTACGATTTTCACTTTTTAAAGTATTTTTCGAGCCGAGCTCGGTGTGTTGTACCTGATGAGAGAGCTGCTCCTTCTATGAAATTGTAACGTGTGTGGAGAGGCAGCTCCTGAAATGCCTTCCTGAACGGTTGGCCCTCCGATTCAAATATCTTGCCCGCAGGATTGCCTGGGGTAACGTCTTTCATTTTTCGGGACTTGATCCACCACAAAGCCTCTTCCCGATTTATGGAACGTATGGAAGGTCTAACAGACCCCTTACGGAGCGTCATTTTGAACCACTGAGCCTCCGTGTTGGAGTCATCTCCTTTAAACCATACCCTGTAATATCCAATAGCTATTGCCATAAGTTGTAGAATATTTCGTGACACTTCTTGCGGTACGCCATCGGGTCCTGCCGTATACTTTGGCACTTGAGAGGCTCTTTGGGTCGGTCGAGAATCTCCTGAGGCAGGACGTCGCTGAAAGCATCTTTGAGAATGCGCTTGTGAGTTCTGTCCTCCCGGGGTAAGCGAAGAGCGAACCTGACAACGTCATGTCCCAGGAATGGTGACCGGAGTTCAACTGTGCTCCTCATGGAAGCCCGGTCAAGCCGAGGCATGTGGTAGAACGGAAGCTCTTGGAACACGTCTGAGAGCTGGGAGTCATAGTCATCAACTCGGCGATAGCCTCCGAATAGTTCGTCAGCTCCATCCCCGGTCAGGATGACCTTCTCCTTGACCTTCTCCATGAGTCGGAACTGGGGGATCATGGAGCCCAAGTCGATGGGGGTCTCGTTGTAGCGGAGACACCTCTCCAGGCAATCATCATCGGGGATAGGGCCAAGAGAGGTGATAGAAACCCCTAAAAATTCGGACAATAGCATGCCAAATTTTGATTCATTATTCTCCACCATATAGAGATTAACCCCCAGGCCCATTCGATGAAGAATAGAGGCAATTATGGACGAATCCAGTCCTCCCGAAACCAAAGCCCCGACCGGGGTCTTGGAGTACATGGCTCTGCGTCGTATGGACTCAGAAACTCGTTCCCGGAGCTCCTGAGCCAATCGCATCCTACCCCGATTGTATGTCTCACCCCGCAGTTCCCAATTGAAATAGTCCCTCCGGACAATGGTGGGCTTCACCTTCATGTCGTCGAAGGAGTAAACCGTGTTCGGCATGATTCGCTTAACTGTGTTCCACGGAGTCCGGTCATCCCAGTTGTAGCCCCATTTGAACACTTCCGACTGATAGTACCGGTCGAAGTCTCGGAAGTCCGACACTAACGGGGTTATCTCCGAGCAGATTTCCCCGAATTGGTTGTAGTATAGCTGCTTCTTACCGAGTGGATCGGTGAAAGCAATAATTTGACCCTTTCGGTACCAGCATATTGCCCACATGCCATCCCAGTTGTTGGCTTCATAGATGATGTCTTCGAGACACGAGGATCCAAACAGGTCGCGAAGATACTCGACGTCGCTGGAATACCTCGTAGGATAGTTGTAGATCTCCCCGACATAAAGGAGACATCCGTTGTCTCCTGCCAGCCTTATGGGCTGAGCCAGGTCATCTCCCGGCTCAGTCTGGATGGGCAAACGGACATGACCCAGGAACCATCCTCCTTCGGCAATCTGGGTGAACTCAATGCCCCGATGTTGTATCTTGTAGACAGTGTTGATCCTTCTTGATATACTTATTCCACACATATCACTTTAGTTTGTTTCTGAGAGCGTCCATGAGACATACGATCCCTATTCCAATTACTACTGCTATTGCCAGCCCGATGATGATGGGCTCCTCACTTCCTCCTGCCATGTCTTTTCTTCGAATTTTCGAGGATCTGTTGTGCCTTTCTCTCAATCCAGTTGGTGTAGCACTGGCTCCCCATGTGGAGCCCGGTCAGGAGCTTCGAGCATCTCGGGCAGAACATGCAATCGTCATATTGCTGATGAGCTTTAGCTCTTGCTTCGTCGATAGTCATAATTTAGTAGATTACCCATTTGGAAAGATCTTCGTTGTATGCATGGAGGGACCCAGCGAAGTAATGGAGAGAGCCCTTCTTGAGAGAGGGGTAGGTAGCTGCGAGGATGTTGAACACGTAGTCCATCATAGCCTCTGTCAACCAGATGTCAATTGCGAAGTGCTTGAAGAAGTCATTGCTCCGGATGTAGTATATCACGTGGAGCCGGTTGTTCCGGATGAGGAACTGGTAGCTGACGGAGCAAGGTACTCGGGTCAAAGCCCCGGCTGTTGCCCGGGTGTCCTCCGGCTCGAAGATCATGACCATTGCTCGTCTGGAATGCGGGTCGTCCCGGAGAGTCATGATGACATTGTCCAACTGGTGGATCTCGGGTCCCTTGTGGAAGATGTGCAGACGCTCCGAATAGGTGTAGTCGAAGCGGCCCTCCTGCCGAGTCTTGCTCACCAGCTTCTGCCACAAGTCCCGGCGGATCTCCCAGCTCTTACCCGGATTGACCCCGTTTCGGTCAAGCCGGTCGGAGAGCTCTGCTCGGCAATACTTCTCGATGAGCTCGGCCTCGTCTTTGAACATAAAGTCGAGCATCTCACGTTTGCCGAGATACGGCTTTGAGATGACGAAGCTCACTCCGATGAGTTCCTTGGTGAGCCGGTCGTCCCCGCTGAGCTCCTGGTTTTGGTAATGGTTGACCGGAACCGTGATGCCGGAAACCTTGAGCTCCCGATCCATCTCCCGGATCATTTCGAAACAGTCTTTGAATATTCTACCCATATCAGTATTTGGATTTAATGCGAAACAGATTTACTTGATACTTCAACGACCAGAGCTCTTTGACTCGAGTCTCTGAGAGACCCAAATGCTCGAACATTATGACGAAGTAAGTCCATATCCACTTGAGTCGGTCCTCGAAAACTACCAAGTCAACCATGTACTGAGATTGTCTCCACTCTCTGTTCTTGAGACAGTTTGCTGTCATGCCGATGTTTCCGATTAAGGTAAGCAGATCTCCCGCAAAATCTTCGTTTTCCAGAACCTGTGCCCATTTAGGCAGCGTCCAGTCGAAAGTGGGAGTCATGCCATAAAGCTGGTAAAGCTCCAACATGAAGTTGAATGCGTCAATCAGCTCCTCATCAAAGTGCTCGCCATCGAGTTCTTCCTCGATAGCCTCCTTTGCCTCAGCGAGTTCCTCGACAATCTGCCAACAGAGTTTCTTGAAAAGCTCCTGATCCTCCAAAGTGTTGATGTCAAAGTTCGCGATGCGCTTCTTGAAATATGGTCTGTACATGAGCTGGAGCTCCCCCTGGAGGGCATAAATCTCCTCCCAGCTCTTAATGAATGGCTTAAAGTCTTGCGTATTCATGGCTTGATGTTTGAGAATGGATTGTACTGTTCCGGATCTTCTTTGTGAGAGTAATATACAGCTATTCTGCGTCCCTCTTCTGTGAGAACATGTTTGATCTCATGCACCTCGATGGGACTGATCCGGATGAAGTCCACAGCCTCCGAAATGGTTGAGAAGTACGTAGGTACTACTCCCTGAGCTTTTAACGGCTTGGGTTCCTCGAGTTCGTTGTTGATGGCCCCGATTGTGGCTACCATGTCAAGGAGATTATCCTCCTTGTGTGCATTGGATTCACGTGCCATTTTCACTGCCACTTGGACCCAAGACACGTCAAGAGCGGTCAGAGGCTTACCGGTAATGACCGAGGCGATCTCTGCGGCCTTCTGGTTGCATTCCATGAATGGTCCGTATTGTCTCTCCTTCTCCTCCGACCGCTCATTGATGATTTGGTCAGCGTGTTTAAGTATGTTACTCATGATTTTTAGTATATAGGTTAGACCCCGGGGAGGGACTCGAACCCTCCTGTACCACTCCGGGGTGCCAAGTGGAGTGACGGCTCCACTTGGCGAGGAGTTCTGACTTACTCCTCAGCCGGTGCGTTCTCCGGCTCGTTCTGTTCTGCTTCGGGAGCTGCTTCGTCAGCCTTCTTCCGGCCGCGCTTCGGCTTCTCGGTCTCTTCAGGAACCGGAGCCATCTCGCCGAGCTCCAGGTCCTTCGAGTCGATGCCCTTGCCCCAGACGTGACCGTCGTTGGTCTTGATGCGGTACTGGATGAAGTTGTTGCGGGGGTCGAGACGAACTCCGATGATGATGCCGTCGGTCTGCTCCTTGGTCTTCGTGCAGATGAACTTGCAGAAGCGGCCGATGTTGGCTTTGGCCTTCTCGAGATTGGCTTGGGCCTCCTCTGCAGAGATCTCCTTCTTCAACGGGCGAGGTTCCTTGGGTTCCTTCGGGGTCTTTGCCTTGCGAGCCTTCTTCGGCTTCTCCTCTGCGACCTCGTCGTTCTCCTTGATGCCGTTCTCGGCTTTGTACTCCTCGGTCTCAGTGGCGTTGTAGACAGCGCCCTCCTCTGCCGGATGTTCCTGAGATGCTCCTCTCGATGCGAGGATGGATTCGATGGCGTCAAGCTCGTCACCGGTCTTGACCTTGGCCAACTTTTGAAGAACTTTCGAGCTGTAGCTCTTGTACTTTTCGATAAACTTTTCCATAGTGTTTAGTTGTTAAGTGTAGTGTAAAAGTAAGAAAAAATGTCCAATTAAAAAAATTTTTCACCAGAAAAATTGAAATTATTTCAATCCAATTCGACTGTGATTATGTCCAATATGTTGGAGGTCATCATGCTATTGACTGCCAGTAGAGCCCTTCGGATCCCCAAGTCCCTCATTGCTCGCTTTGCTTGAGCAATGGCTCTGGCTTTGATTCTTCCGTCGGGGATAGCTGCTTCGTAGCTGTTGTAATCCTCGTCCATTAATTCGTAGTAATATCGTTTCATTGTCCTTTTGTTTGTACTACAAATATACGAAAAATATTTTTATTCCTACGATAAAACGGGGGGGGGAAAGTAGAGGCTAAACCTCTACTTCTTCACCTTTGTAATTTACGAATTTAGCATCCTGATAGCCGAAGAATCGGAGGGACCCGAGGTCTTTGGTTATCGTGTTCAATATCTGGGCGAGCTCCTGGTCGGAGTAGTCTTTGCAGGAGTTGACTGTGTCTACTGCCCAATAGTTCGACTGTCTAACTGAGGTGTAGCCCTTCTTCCCGACAGTTACTATGAAAGCGTTGGGCCGGTCGGATAACTTGTTCTCTTTGCTTCGGAATATGACCGAGACTTTTTTGTTGTTGGGACAAGCGGCTTTTGCCAGACTTTCGATTCGGTGTTTGTTTTCGTAGTTCATAGTGTTATCGTTTTGTTTGTATCACAAATATAATACTTCTGCGACAAATACTACGATGTTTTACGATATTTTTTCAGATATTTTTCGACCCTCGCTTTTACAGCTTCCATGAGAGCATCCTGCCCCCGGGTCTTCGCTTTCTGGGCTCTTATGACGTCCTGGTCCACTGTCTTCGAGCATACCAGTTTATTGACTATCACGACCTCCTTCTGTCCTTGTCGGTCAAGCCGAGCATTGAATTGTTGCTCCAGCTCGAGAGAATAGGTCTGCCCAAACCAGATGATGCGGTGTCCTCCGGCTTGAAGGTTGAGCCCATGGCCCCCGGAAGCCGGGTGCATCAGAAGAACCTGGATTCTGCCAGCATTCCAGTCAACGATGTCCTTCTCCGTTTTGAGTTCCCGGGGCTTATACTTGGCGAGAGCCTTCATGAGCCGGTCTCTGTCATGCTGGAAGGTCCAACCTATGAGGACTGACTGTCCCCCGGCGTCCTCAATGAGTTCCTTCGTGGCTTCGATCTTCAACGTGTGCACCTCATGGGCCACTCTCTGTTCATCGTACACTGCTCCATTGGCAAACTGGAGGAGCTTCGTGGACAAAGCTGCTGCATTGACAGCTGGTATCTCTACGGCGTCCCCGAGCTGATCAATCATGCTGAGAACTTGTTCCTCCTCGAAGGAGTCATAAGCTTTTTGGATTTCCGGGGGCATCTGGATCTCCACTATGTTGTCGATGCGCTCGGGGAGATCGAGGTAGTCCTTAGCTTTCATGCTCATGCAGATGTCCCCTATCTTTGAATATATGCGCTCCTGATTCTCTTTGGATATGTCGTACGAATATACAATATGCCCGTTTCTACGTCCTGGCTTAAAGTAGTTGTCACGATAGTGGGATATGTATTTGCCCAAGCGCTCTCCCCGGTCCAGGAGGTACATTTGGGCCCAAAGGTCCATAAGACCGTTGGGTGCCGGGGTACCAGTCAAACCTACTACTCGGGAGAGTGAAGCCTGAACGTGCTTAAGAGCTTTGAATCTGATTGACTTGGGGTTCTTGAAACTGCTGAGCTCGTCGATGACCACCATGTCGAACGGTAAGCAAGATCCCCCGTAGAGCCCGCATAGCCAAGCCACGTTGTCTCTTCCGATGGTGTATACGTCTGCCTTCTTGGCAAGAGCCTCACGACGTTGACGTTCTGTTCCGATGATGCGAGACACTTTAATGTGCTTCAAGTGGTCCCATTTCTCGACCTCCTGTGTCCAGACTGATTCGGCTACTCTTTTGGGAGCTATGACTAATACCCGTCGGACCTCGACCTCTTTAAACATGAGCTCGTTGATGGCTGTCAAAGTAGACACTGTTTTGCCCAATCCCATGTCCAGGAATAGAGCACAGTGCGTGTGGCTTATTATGTGGTCAACAGCTTGTAGCTGGTATTGATGGAGATCATTTTCGGTCATATTCCAATGCTAACATTTTACAACCCATGGTCGTGTCTATCACCTCAACCCGAAAGCCCATTGCTTTCAGCTTCTGGTGCATCAATATCTGGATTTTTCGGGGCTTTTTGCCGAATGCTTTCAACTCAACGAAAACGACTTCGCCACCGGGGAACAGACAGAGCCGGTCAGGGAGGCCAGCATTGTGAATTGCGGGGAGTTTCAAACACCAGCCACCAACTCTCTCCACCTCAGTGACGAGTCGTTTCTCAATCGAGTTTTCGCACGTAGTATTTTTGCTTTCCATAGATGGGGAAATTTTTAGTAGACTTGCACGGTTCCCATTCGGGCATGCTCTTCAACAAGTCATTTATTTCTCGGGTCTTATATCGGTCCATGTCCTCTCTGTTCCTCCCAAGACATTCACACCATATCTCAGCAACACACACGTAGTCTCGGGGGGTGGTCCCTTTGGGGTTTAACTCATCGGCCAGGAAGTCTCTTCTCTGGTATAGGTCCATTGAGTCCCAGTTGTCCGGGAGTTGACGTTCCAAGTACGCCTCAATGATGCCTTTCCGTTCATCCGACTCGCTGTGCGAGCTTTGCTCATTTTTGGCTATTTTCTCGGCTTCATGGCTCAAATAGAGTTTCTCCTTGGATTTGTACAGGACAACTGCCTCAGCCCATATCTGGTCTATCTCGTCGTCCAGATCCATGAACACGTCTTTTTTGGCATTGTTGGGGACCACGTCCACTGGCATGAAGCGTCTGTTGCCAGTGGGGTCTCTCAGGAATTCGCTGTCGTTGGTGGTGCCGAAAAAGACGCATTGCCGGGGATATATCTCAGAAGTTCTGGCATACGCTGGTCGGAATGAGTCTTCGGACTTAGATATGAAATGCTTCACTGACTCAACCTCCGCTTTGCGGAGACCGGAGAGCTCAGCTATTTCAATAAGCCATGCCCCCTGTATCTGCTCGAGAGCCTCTTTTCCTTGGACTGTCAGGAATGTGTCGCTAAACCAGGATTTTCCCAATTTTTTGATGAACGTACTTTTGCCGGATCCTTGGGGTCCTACGAGCATTAGCACAAGGTCGAATTTGACCCCCGGGTTCATAACTCGGGCAACTGCTCCAACCAGCATCTTGCGGATGGCTTCGCGAGAGTAGATGTTGTCGTCAGCCCCCATGTAGTCAATCAGGAGTTTGTCTACCCGTTGGACACCGTCCCATTTGAGACCATTGAGGTAGTCCAGAATCGGGTGGAAGTGGTTGCGTTCAAATTCCAGAGCCATGGCATCGTCGATCTTTAGCGAGGACGTTATTCCATATACGCAACCCAGATAGTTCCTGACCCCGGAATAGTCTACGTTCTTTACGGGCTCCGGCTTAACAACCCGACGCCATGGGAGATTCCCAAAAACGTACCTCTTACCGTCAAAGTCGTTCTGTCTGAACAGTCTTTTGAACCGGGGATCGTTTGCAAATATGAGGTTGAGGTTGGCATCCGACGAGAGGTACGCTCCCCGAGTATCAACCTCCAGCTCCTTCATCCACTCGACGCTCTCAGCCTCCGGGTCAACCTCCTTTTCGACGACTTCCTCCTGGGTCCTGTCATGCTCTGGATCGGCAAACTCGTACTTGGCACTGTTGATGTGGTCGTTGGCAATGGTTGTCTTAGTGTCTGGGTCATTGCGTACGAACTCCTCCATTGCTGACACACTTGGCAACTTCGACGAGGGATCCTTGACCTTGTCGTCAAGGTGGCCGAATTTGTGTATGCGGACCAAGTCAAACGCATTGCAAAGTTTACCCCCACACGGGTCAGTTCCATGATGGGAATAAGCGAACTTGTCCTCATACACGATAAGACCAGCCGAAGCACTTCCTTTTGTGTAAGTGTATCGGCCCTCCAATGCTGACGGGACATAGGTGTCGGAGAGAAAAGTCTCTATTGCTTCGGGGACGGAGTAAGTCCTACAAAACGCTCCTATGAGACCCCTTTTTACTGTTGGGTCCTCCTGCTTCTTAACGGCTCTGTCGACAGCTTCGAAACGGGATGAAGCTGTGGGCCAAAGTGACGAGTCCTTCCAGTCGGCATAGGAGTTGAGAATCTCGTCAGCATCAATCCATGGGCCGTCCTGAACTTTAAAATAGTAGTCCATGTCCTTCGGCGTAGAAGGCCAGAACATGAGTCGGTTGGTCTCGAAAGTTGAATTGTCGAAAAGGTCTATGCCGATTATCCCGGCAATTTTTCGGCTTATGGCCACATACTCATCAGCCGTGACTTCTCTGCTCAGTGGCATTATTAGTCGGTACCGGGGAGACGCATCTGAGTGTTTGTGAGTCCCATGCAGAACAGCTGCATTGTCAAACTGGAGAGTAAAGTCATCCCAGAGGTCTTTGTGGGCAAAGTCCAAGTCGAGTGTCATCAACTGTCTGTGGACCACATTGGCCGGGCTTCTTTTGCCCCCTCTCAGGTAGCCTCCAACGTATCCGCCTACGTCTTTTATTTTGAGCTGGTCCTCCTTGCTTGCAGAAACAAACTCCTTAAATGTTTCAGTGGTCTTGTTCTCCTCCCCGAGTCGACTGACCAATTCAGACCATTTCAGTTTCTTGTTGCTCCATACTTTTGATCTTGCGCTCAGTCCGATTGCAATATCAAGTTCCCCGTCGTATGTCATTAGTCTTTCTTATAAAATTTAGTAACGTATCCGTCTGCTTTGAGAGGTAATCCCATTGGCAAGCAGTTCAGCCAAGGAAGATCCTCTCCCATAACTCTACACATAGTTTCCAGACAATCCCCGGCTCGGTCTTCGTCTACCTCTGCAATGGCTTCATCATGGACGTGCATTACTATTTCGAAGTCTTTCATAATGCTTAGTCTGTACATTGCTTCGGCGAGAAGATCCCGGGAGATTGCCTGGACTATGTTCTCCACCAGTTTGCCCCCGTAAGTCTCTACCTCAGTCCATCCTACTGACTGGACCATGCCGTCGTAGACAATGCCAGTCTGCCCGAACCTGTTGGGTCTTATACGGGGATTTCTGTAATATAGTTTTCTCCCAGCCGGGAGAGCTATCGTCAAATTGGTCCCATCATGTTCAAAAACGAGACAACTTGCTTTCTTGGTTTTTCGGGTCTGGATACACTCAATGGCCTTCTCGTTCACCTCAGCCCAAAACTCAACAATTTTAGGATTGGCCCGACGCCAAAGAGCTACGATGGAGTACATTTCTTTTTTGGACAGCTTCTTCTCTCTGTCCATCTTCTCCATTGCATTGACCGATCCCTCATACCCGAGTGCTAATTCCGCCGTCTTACCCCGTTGTCTGAGATCCGATCCTTTTGTAACCTGTTCAATCGGAACCCCAAACATGAGTGATGCTGATGCCTCGTATATCTTGCCATGAGTGTTGAAGACGTCGAGTCTCCATTTCTCCTGGGCTAACCAGGACAGGACCCGGGCCTCAATAGCACTAAAGTCGGCTACTGCAAACACTTTTCCTTCCGGGGCTATGAATGCTGTTCTGATGAGCTCGGATAGAACATTCGGGATATTCTCGTAACACATCTCGAAAAGATCGTAGTCTCCTCGCTTGACCATGCTTCTGGCGAGGTCCAGATCCTTCATGTGGTTCTGGGGGAGGTTCTGCAACTGGATCATTCGACTGGACCAACGCCCGGTTCTGTTAGCTCCGTAAAACTGGAATAGTCCATGGGCTCTCTGGTCTTTGGCAGCGCAGTTGAGCATAGCAATATACTTCTTAGTAGAAGTCTTCGACAAGGCAAGCCGTCCCCCGAGAACCTCTTTGACCAAGTCGGGAGCATCCGGGGTATTTTTCAAATATTCTAGAATCTCAGGTTTGCCAAGTGCTGGGAACTCGAGCCCGAAGTTGGTTTTGAGCCACGTCTTGAGCTGAGCTAAACTGTTAGGATTGTCCAAGCCGGTTAGCTCTTTCATTCTGTCGGTCATCTCCTCCGTGTACACCTCATCAAAAGAGATGGCGTTTCCGGCCATGCCGAGATCGATCAAGATGCCCCGATCATTGATGCTCTGGTCTACCAGGTAGTTCCGGCGTTCGAACTCCGGGAACGGGAATTGATCCAGCTGTTCCACGATCTCGCGTTCTGCAATCACGTCATATTCGGCATACGTCTTGAACTCGTTCCACTTATCCGGGTCGTCGTCCGGCATGTTCCTAGTTCTCATCCCATTGGACTTGGTGGGCTTACATGGAGAGCAGAAAAATCGTATGAGAGCTTTGCCTGTAGACTTCTTTCCTTGCTCGCCGAGATCCAATGCTTTGGACAGTTCATCCAAGGACAAAGGCAGTCCGCAATAAGCTGCTTTGGTCATGGAGCAATACAATTGATCAATCGGGATAGGTAGTCCTATACGCTTAAATACGAGTCTCTCAAATACTGCGTTATGCGCCCATTTCTCGATCCCCGGGTCAGTTAAAGCGGAGATGAAATAATCGGGGAGTTCCTCTCCTTTGGCCAGATCTATCACCTGAACGGGAGAGGTGTCAAAGGCGAAAGATACTATAAGGAGCTGAAAGCCCCCCGATTCTATGTATTTATAGGCGCCCGTGGATTTAATGTCCTCAGGACTATATGTTTCTGTATCGAAATATAAGCGTCTCGGCATGTTAATTATTGTTAAATTTGTTGCTGGGCGGGGATTCGAACCCCCTAATCCCAAATAAGACCCAGCATACCAACCTACATGAGGTCGTCGTCCCACGGGTTCTGGCCGAAGTCCTCTTCTGCCGAAGATCCCCCGGAGAGACGTTCTCCGTCAGCCAACTTCTGGAGGTTGTTCAGCCCGCAAGCAACGCCTTTGTTGCCATTCGTGTTGAAGACATAGAAGTTGACCGACGCCCGGCCATAGCATCCGGAATAGAAGTCCTCTTTTTCGATGATGGGGTTGAGGTTGATGTCCACGATGCCAGGACGGTTGTCCGAGTTGGCATTGATGAACATGTGCCCAGCATACTCCGGGTTGTCCGGCCTTTCGACATCCCCGTCCCGGAGGGGGTTCTTCCACGTCGGGGGAATCTTGCCGCCCAGTTTGGCGACACCTTCCTTCAGAGCCGTGTTGATGGCTTCCTTGACCCGAGTCATAGTTGCCGAGTCAGTCTTCGGGATGAGGATTGATACCGAGTATTTTGCTCGGTCGGAACCCTCCATTGCCCGGGGTTCCCATACGTTGGCATAACTGAACCGAACTTTGCCGGTTACTACTTTGGTTGTTGCACTCATGTTTGTGAAATTTAGTTATTGGAAAAATCGAGTTTTGCTTGTTCAATGCCCATTGCCGGACGCTTGTCAGACTCGGGGACGAGAGTGGGTTTGCCAGGAGCTTTGATGACGAGGTCCCCGACCAGTGAATCGAAGTCCTTTTTGAGGAGCTTCTCGATTGCCGGGATTCCGGCCAGTTTGACAACTTGGAACTGATCCGGGGTGTAGTCGCATGCGGTAAGAACTTCCTGAACTGCACTCTCGTCAGTCCATTTCCGTATTGACCTTCCTTCGACTACCTTATATCCCGGGATCTTCTCGCCCGAGATGGCTTTGGAGAGCAGGTGCTCAGATACAGCATTTACCCATTCTTGGAGCATGGGAGCTTGCTCGAAAATCTGAGCGAGCTCCTCAGTGGTCAGGAGTTCGGGCTCTTTGAACTCGTGTTTGGCCAAGTCCAGATTGTGGTCTGCCATCTTGCGACACAGAGCTTTGACTTTACACCACCTGCACCAGTGCCCGACTTGGAGTTCCCCCTCCCCGGAGTAAGCGAGAGCTGCTTTGGGTTTCACTACCTCCTCACCCCATTTGTAGAGGTCTTCGGGGGTAATCTCCCATGACGAGATTCGATCCTGCCGGGGCTGGACGATAGTCAACTTTACCATGTTGATGTCGTAGACCATCTCAAATTTGGACAATGCCCCAAGAGCATACAGCATCAACTGAGCATTGTTCTCAGCGAAAACCGGCACGCCAGTGCCAAACTTGAGGTCTATGATCTCCATGACTCCATCAGCGATAATGCAAGCGTCCCCAGTGCCGAATCCTTGTTCGACCCAAGCCGAGAAGTCCAGTCGCTCCTCCAGAAGAACGAGTGCGTCTTTGGTTTTCCGTAGAGCTTCCGTATATTGGTCCGTTACGTACTGGCAATAAGCCATTACGGACTCATCCATGGCCTCAGTGTAGAGGTCACTCTTCTTCAGCTTCCTGAGTTCAGCAGACGTAACGTCAACAGGCGTTATGCGGAACCTCGCTCGGAGGTAACATTCTGCCATCTCGTGAGCCAGAGTACCCTCTTCGGCATACTTGGAAGGCTTACCGGTTTCCTCAACTTTTTCCTCCAGTCTGGCACTGGGGGTGCAGTTGATCCACCGGTCTGCCTTTGATGCCGAAAGCATGGCGTGCTTACGAGATGAGTGATTCGGGGCTCCCATTACGCAAGGTCTTTGAGGAATTCGTAGAATGCGTCGTAGTTTCTGGCATCCAGTCCCGTCACATTCTTCGCTCCCAGTTCAGTGAGCTTTGCCCGGATGGTTTCGCGGTGGTTGTCCACCTTACTTGCCAGGAGAGTCCGGATGTCCTGAATGGAAACAGCGGGGTCGGAACCCAAAGAGGAGTTCGCATCCATCGGCATGGGTTCGGGCTCCTCAGTCTTTTTGGGGGCTGGAGCCGGAGCCGGAGCTGGCTTCTTCACGTCCTGTGCAGGGACTGATTTCTTGACGTCAGTCGTCTTAACTGTCACGGGATTTGCTCCGATAACCTGACAGATCTTGCGGACCATTTCGAGATCCTGAGTCTCTTCGAGGTTTGCCTCGAACTTAATTTCTACTTTCATTGGCTTGATGATTTTTGATTATGGTGTTCAGAAGTTCAATGTACTTGCTGAGAGGTATAGCCGGGTCATGAAGAACAGTTTCATGAAACAGGGACCCGAGATGGAACACCTTCGTCTCTCCTGTCTTGACTGATAACTCGGCTCTGTAGTTCCCGTTTGTCAGAATACATGTCTCTCCTCTAAATTCGGAGTTCCATGCTCCTCTGTAGAGATCGTCGACAGATACACGGAGCCAAGCTGCTAAACGTGAGACTTGCTCCGAATTCAACAAGGTTTTTCCGTTGAGAACCCGGTTGAGAGCTGCTCGGGGGAACCGGTTATCTGGGAACAGAATTTCTGCCACTTCTTGAAGCCTGAGCCCCCTCTGTTCAATTAATTCTCTGAGATTGATAGTCATTGTGTTGTCCATGTTGTTTATCCCAAATATAATCAATTTTCTCCCGATATTGAAATTTTTTCAATCTTTTTAATGAAAAATGTTTACTTGGTGAGGAGATAGACCACCTGAGCAATAAATATGCTCCTCCTGCTGGGGTTAACCCGGGCATATACTTCTCGTAGAGGCTCAATGGCTTTCTCAAGCTTGAGGTCCTCTCCTTTCCTCTTCAACTCCTTGAGAGCCTTATAGACCCGGGTCCTTTCCTGCCATTCCCGAACTTCGGCTTTGTCGTTCCACCAACCAGACACGGGGACAAATTTTGAGCTGAGCACATAGGCAGATTTTCCGTCCTCTGAAAACGGCTGTTGAGTGATGGCTCCCGGGGTACAGTTGGGGTTGATCTTCTTCTCGAACGAGATGGGCTCCATGTATGTAGGTCCCTCCCCGGGAAGCTTGTCCATTTTCATGTAGTGGAATCCGAACTCGTCTTCGTACTTGAATACTACGTATTTTTCGATCTTTTTCATAATTATTTGTTTAAGGTTCTTGCTGATATTCTGCATTTCTCACCGAAGTAGGTAAATATCTGACCGTTAGCTGCAATGTCTTTCAGTTCAGACTCAGTATAAGACTCATACTCACCTTCAATATTGATTCGAGTGGCTCCTTGGGAGTTAGCCAAAGCTCTGAAGGAAGTGAAGACTCCCTCCACGTATCCCATTCGAGTGACGATAAGTACCGATTTTACTGTTCTCATAGTTGTGTAGGTTTTTGTTTACACTACAAGTATAATACTTCTGCGGTAAATACTACGATAAAATCAGCATTTTTTTCCGTTTGTTTTGAGAAGTCCCATCATGACAATTTCGAGAGGGTTGGGTGAAGCTGGTTCTGACTGTCTTTGGTCTTCCACCAATTTCTCCCACATTGATCCAGCTTTAAATCCGATGAATGCCAGGAGCTTCTCCTTTCTTGTGAGAGGTTTGTCGCTTTTAATGCCTAACCGGTCAAGGATAGTCTCAATTCCCTCGTTGACAAAATCAGACTGATTGGTAACTGATTCTCTGTGAATAACTTCGAGGAGAACCTCTACCACATTGCTGGGGTCTTTCAGCTCCTTGGATACGATTCCGTTATAATAGTTGTCCGATTTGGGGTCCGGATCTGCCGGGAGGTCCCAGTTGAATTTTTCTTCCATGTTTTACTATTCGTTAATTCCATACTTACCGCAGACGTATGCTTCGCCAGTCTTGAAGCCCATGCAGACGAGAAGAGCCTCGCGTTTGGTCAGTAGTTGTCTCATTCCGGTGGCTTCGTTTACTACCTTGACCATCTCCAACAGAACAGAAGAAACATGACTGACTGTTTCATCGTCAAGACTGTTAACTCGCTCCTGCATTTTGTTTATAAGCTCCCCCACTTTGTCCGGTTCAACCTCGGGACCTATGAGACTTGAGAAATAGTCTTCTCTGATTGCCGGCCGTGCCGGAGTACTCCATTCGATTTTTTCCATAATAATTGGCTTGAATTTATGTTCCTTAATGAATGCTTCTACGTGTTCTATTTTCTGCTTTTTCAACTCCATTACCTGATTGAGGGTTAACAGATACCCGTCCTCCGTAGTTACTACGTCCAACCTGGTTAGCTGAGGGTTCATGTAAGTGGTTAACCTTTCTGAAAGTTTTTCCTCCGGATGAGGTCCTGTACCTATTAATAAGTAGTTAGTATCTGTTCAGCCACTCAAGATATGAACCTACCCAATATTTACCGGACTTGAGCCTAAACACTTCTACGTCAAAATAATTTGGCAAAGTGGCTACATAGGCCTTAGCGGCCTCTCTGCTGGGGTGAAGTCTTTTGAGTCTCATAGCTTTATGTTATTTAAAAATTGGTACTAATTTACCGCTGTCAATCGCGTCAGAAAGCCACTCGGTAGGGTACTGACAATCACGCTCTTTAATATAAATAAAGGTGGCGTACTCCTCGATGGTAAGAACTTCGTTTTTCGTTGTAACTTTGTAGGTCTGTGTTTTCATTGTCTTATCCTTTTGTTTGTATCACAAATATAAGAAAAGTTTTTCGAAGTAAAAAATTTTTTGATTGAAAAATGGGAAAAAAATTGGGACCCCTGTTTCGGGGTCCCCGGAATTAAAACTGTTTGAACCCGTAGCGGTTGAGTTTATGTTCCAGGAGCTGGAATTTCATATACCCCATGTCCAAACCAGTTCCTACCATATTTACGAACGGGATTCGGCTGGTGATGAAGACCTCCATCTCAGATCCCCCGGAGGTCCTGTACCTATTGATAAGTACGTGCTCCTCCGTGAGGGGGTCAAACCTGTCTTTCACATTGGCCGCCCATTTTCGGGTCATCCCGTTTTTCAGGAGGATGGTCCTGAGTTCCGTCATGGTGTAGCAGAAGGTGTGGACTCCGTTGTTGAAGGTAAGGCTGAATGCCCATTTGAACTGCCCGGAGGAGAATTTGTTGATCTTGAGTTCGAGTCCTTGATTGTTGGTGTAGGTGATAGTTTTCATATTGTAGTTTGTTTTTGTTTACACTACAAATATAATACTTCTGCTGCAAATACTACGATAAAATGCTGGAAAAATAGCAGAGAAACAATAAATTTTTCATTGTTTCTCACCTAAGTGATTGATACCCAATGGGTTAGGCCCTAAAATCACCCCCGGAGAAACAATGTAAACAATAATTCCTATATAACCTTTTTATAGGGGGTCTTATCCTCTTTAAGAACACTATTATCCAATATTAGAACACATATTCCCTATTCAGGTTTTCCTCCTAAATTATTGTTTACATTGTTTACAGGGGTCTAATTCATTGATATTCAATCAATTATGGAGAAACAATGATTGTTTATTATTGTTTCTCATTGTTTACTACTGGTCCCTGCCACGGGGGCCAATACACTCGGCTTGGGGACACAAAAAACCCGGGCTCCCCTAAGCCCGGGACGGAGTAGATTCCTAAAATTTCCAGCTAAAGCCGACCTCATACCCCGATCGGGTCAGCTCGAAGTCCCGTACATAGGATATGTCTACTCCGAAATTTCTGTAATACATGCCTCCTCCAGCCCCAACCTGCCCGAATGAGTTAGCTGAAGCTCTCAGAAAGGGGGACCATTTCGGGGACCTCGTTTCTTTGATTTGTTCTCGAACGGGGATATACTTGTACGTAAGATGCTGGAGAGTGTTGTATTGGACTGTAGCTTCCCAGTCAAATTGGCCAATTTTGGGATCTTTGAAGAATGTTCCAGCGTATTTCCTGGTCGTATTCCAGTCCAATATTGTCCTTTTTACGCTCTCCAGAGTATCCACCTCCTTTTGGTCCTCCCCAAAACCCCCTCCATTTGTGATTTCTGGGGGTGTTTGGGGAACCTTTTCCTCCTGGCCCTTATAGATATATATCAATTTGATTGGATTCCTAAAACCCTCCCATTTTGGAACCAAATCCGGGACTTTGACCTCCCCCTGAATTGGGGGTAAATCGACGTACTTTATAACGGTCTTTTCCTCGATTGTTTTACGCCCGATTATAAAGCCTATACCTACAAGAACTATTGTGCAGAGTACTCTCTTTAGTAAGTCCATATCGTGTCCTGCGGGAGGGTTTTAGAAGCATCTACGTGGATAAAATTCCCGTCGATGCCTATCCTCCGGATCCGCAATGCAATGGCTGCCCGGAGGATCTTCATCCGATTGGGGCCCGAGGCACACCGGATGTCCACTGCCAAACCTTCGGTGTGAGCACTGTTGCCGGACCGTCCTTTGGCCTTATCGTGTTCTTTGGAACGATAAGCGCAATTGAGGACGAGGGGGATGCCTGCCTTTTCGCGGAGGTCATCCAGTAGATCGAGAAAATCCTGGTCCATGTCTTCAATGGAGCAGGACGGGTTGCATCGCTCGAATTCTTCGGGCTTAAAATACTTACTTGTCTTCATGGCATTCAAAATCTATTTGAGTTTTCTTGCTGACCGATCTCTCCATGTATGACCGGAGAGCCCGGAATATGGGATGATTCGAAATGATTGCGGAGTTCTCCAGAAAGCTCCAAAACTCTGTTCCGACGATGAAGGCAGCGAAGAAGTTGGCAAGGTTGAGACCCCCCAAGTTCGGGAGGACATGCACGTCAAGCATATAGGCCATGCCAATACCGATGATGCTGAGTCCCAACTTCCAACACGTGTCCCACATTTTCTCGCTTTTGAACACATATTTTTGATGAGCTCGTTTGTGGCGTTTGTAGTCAGCAATATTTCCAGTTATGAAATCGACGATTATGGCAATACAGACACAAAGGATGAGGTCCTGGACCGGAGCTAAAAATCCCCAAAGCCCTACAATACTCCCGCATATCCATTTTCCTGCTCTCATGACTTCCTCCTCCACATCTGTTAAACTTATAATTTATTACGTCCTATAATAATTTTACGAGCCGGGGACTCCTTATATTCAGTACATGGAGTCAGTAACTGCAGAGCTTTAAGGTGATTTATAGCCTTCTCGAGGTAGGCTTCCCCGATGTTCCGTGCTTCGTTCGAGCTACGGATGATGATGTTGTCTTCTACTCGAGTGCTGAATTCGCCATCTTTGTACCTCACCCCGAAGGCAGTGGGGTTGATTGGATTGTTGACGATGAATCGGGAATACGCAATGTATGCAATGGCGATCTTGAGTCCTTCGCTTCGACCATCCCCGTAACAGCCACCATCATAATACCCGCCTTCCATGGCGGCAGTGTACTGATCTTTTGTAATGGTTACGTCCCCGTATTGGAAAGGACCGGGGCCGGAAAAGTCTGTCTCGTCGAGCCATCTGTAGAGATTGGCTCCTATGGCATCCACCAGTCTGAGAGTCTCAGCCTCCCGGATATATGGCTCCAGTCTGGCCGGGTCGTTGATGTTCTCGGCTATCGGCCGAACATTCCGAAGGTCGTTAGAGTTGAGTATCATCGGGCATGAGTTTTATAATCTCCTCGTCGTAAAGCCCATAAATGAGCTTGAGCATGTTTCTCTTCTGAACAGTGGAGAGCATCTGGTCCCGGATAATCTCCAGTACCTGAGTCATGTTGTCCTTGCCAATTCTGTCTGCTATAGACTCGCCGGCATTGTAAGTGAGAGACTGAATAGCGAAGTCGGGATTTTCCAAAGGAGCCCACCAGTACTCAAAGATCGATACGAAAGTCTCCTCCAGCTGCTGACGCTCCCGTACTGTAACAGAGTTGTAATACTTGTAGGCATTGGTCATGAGATCAGCCCCAAAGTTAGCCCCCACGTCAACAGCTCGAAGAATGGGAGGCTGCTTGAAGGCTTGACCAATGTTCTCCGGGATGACTCTCTGCGTTACTTCGAATGCTTTGTCATAGTTCTCCCCGGAGAACCTTATGAACTGGGGCACCTCATCTTTGGACTTGCACTGTATGTACCACAGTTGAGAAGTGTTCTCGTCTCCTTGAAACTTGTTGAGCTCTTTCTGGGTTTCATTGACTTGGGACTGATCTTGAGTCTCGTCCTTGATGTCTACCAAGATCCCAGCTGACAAGAAGTTGGAGCATGCGTTTCTACCGGCTACATTGGCAAGTGCTTCCTCAGTTCTCATGTCCGTCATCTCAGCGATGAAGATGGGGACCGGGTAAGAGGGACTGCCTTCGGAGTCTCCGGAGAAGTAGAGGATCTGGCCATTGTAATTGTCCCACCCGCCAGCTTCTTCTACCTGGTTCAGAATAACCTCCGGATCCGGGTTGAAGAGATGAAACCACTCAATGTCAGACGGGGACCACCGGGATCTCGTCTTGTCTCGGTGACCCCAGTCGGGGTGATATGCCGTCCGGCCAATGAATCCATCGTCGTCTGCCTTCGCAAGTCGGAGAGACTCGAACGGAATGTGGTGAATCGAGCTGACGCGGAAGTTCATATTGTAGTTAACATGGATGGCGAACCCATGCCATAACGTGAAGTCTTTGCAGACCATGCGGAGGATCTTATCGAGCTTCTCCCCTTCTTTGTTGACCCGCAATTTGTAAATACCCGGATCTTTGAATCCGTGACCGTATACGAAGTCATTGTATATGCTCAAGCAGGCATTGCCGGTCTTTGAAGCCTGAACAATCTCGCTGACTGTCTGGGGAAAGTCGTTGGTATCTCCGTATGTTTGGATGCCATATTGTCTCCAGTCCCGGGATTCGAACTGAGGAGCTGATTTGATCTGTGCAACTTTCATACTGGCGTAATTTTAATAGTAGGAGGGACGGGAAGCGACCCCGTCCTATTACCAGTCCTATTTGGACCCTCCTTTTTTGGCTCCCTTCTTGGGAGTCTCCGAAACGGGATTGACTACCCTGTTGTAAGCCTCTTCGATCTCCCCGGCAGACATTTGCGAGTCTGCATAGGCTTCTTTGATGGCTTCCAGATCCATCCCGGCGTCGATGAACTCCTTCACCTCGGTGTCGATGTCGGCGGGCTTCTCCTCGGTCTT